GAACCTTACAACGTTTCATCTTCACGTAGGGATGCCGGTAAAGGTAATTGTTACTTTTACTGTGCTAAGGATTTCGGGATGCAGTTTAAAGCAGATCCTATTTCTGATAACTCGGCATTGATTTTCACCGATGTCGATTATTATGCTGATATGCCTCGCTGGCTTAACCTCTGGAAACCAATATGTATGTATTCTCTTGTACCTAATTGCCTAAACTACACCAATGGCGAGTACAGTTTCCAATTCCATGGAGATACAATACAATATCATGTTTCTGGAGGTGGTCGATACCAACATCAATTGTGGGATTACAAGGGTGACACTGTTACTGCTATAGACCTTGACGGTAACTTGTTGGTTTATGATATTGAACAGCGAATGATTAAGGGGGATGAACAACATCGCTTGATCTGGTTGATACCCAAGGCTAAAATCACTGACCCGTTGTGGATCTCCGTCTGGTTTGACTGGGCGGAGAACTTACTAACGCGTAAGAAGATTGCTAATGGGGACTTCAAGACAATTTGGGAACCAATATCTGACAACTTATCCATCGGCGAAGAGGGCTCCAATTATTCCGTGAACATCAACGGAAATTTGTATGAGGCAATACGCACTCGTCTGCGCTTCAAGGACAGCGCACCATTCGTATCTGACGTGGAACGAATGTTAAAGGAAGCGAAACATCCTAACCATATTAAAGATGCACCTATTCTTTTTAAGTGCTTTAATGACGATATCACTATCCGTCCTAATATGGTTAAAACTGGAACGTTTCCTGTGACATATCAAGCCATCCCAAAACAACAAGGCTTAACCACTGAGGATGCTAAAATGCCAGGCCAGGTTGTAACAACACCATTAACATCACAACCTGCCCTATTTGCGACAAAGGGGTACAATGCAGACCTAGCCTGCATTGAAGGTAGAATTGACGCTGTTAAGAACGTGAAGCGCTTTCCACCTAAATATCGCAGATACGCAGACGAATTCGTTCAACGGCTGGTACCACAACATCTGGTAGGAACGGGTGTACCATTATCAATCGGTGAAGTAAGAGAATCTCAAGATAAGAAAGCTCAGAGGGGACGCTTCGATCAAGTTGCCCCAATGATGTCAACACATACTGACAATAAGATTAAAGCTTTCATTAAGACGGAGACATATGGATCGGCAAAACCACCACGTAATATATCCACTATGTCACCTGAGATAACCATTCAATCTTCCGCGTTTAGCTTGCCTATGGCTAATGTACTAAAATCACATCATTGGTACTGCCCAGGTAAGCCTCCACGACGAATTGTCGAACGTCTGGAGGAAGTCATACTCATGGAACCCAATGAGGATCTGGAGGAGGGCGACTATACGTGTTTGGATGGCACACAGAGTCCGGACTATTCTAACCTTCTGTTATTACCAGCGTATATGCGTTATTATGCACCAGAACATCGTGCTGAATTTCGACGCTTATACAAGGAGATTTATAAGAATAAGGCGACCACATCAACTGGAGTCGCTTATAAGCCGCGGATGACTGTACGTAGCGGTAGTTCCATCACGACTCAGGCTGGGACTATTGACAATGCCTTCAATGTGTATTGTGCACTACGAAATATGGGATACTCTGAAGAAGAAGCTTGGGCACTTATCGGAGCAATTTTTGGCGACGATAGTGTCAATGCTAATCACCGAGGGGTGTTTAGAGAATTTATAGAGCAAGTTGCGCAAGATCTAGGTATGCTTTATAAATCAAACTTGAGAACTAGAGGAGAACCTCTCTTGTTCCTAGGTCGTTACTTTGTTGACCCCACCTCAACGTATGATTCATTTGCTGATCCTATGCGAACTATAGGAAAGCTGCATGTAAGCTCAAATAAAAACATACCACCAGAGCAGGCAGCAGCTAATAAGGCACATGGTTATCACACGACTGATGCAGTAACACCTATAATAGGAACATGGGCGACGAAAGTGCTGGAATTGACCAAACTCAAGTTCAAGAACGGAACCGGCGAAGAACAGTACAAGTGCAGCAACGCTTGGCCACAGAGAGACCATGTAGCAATACGTGAAGCCATGGCCAAAGTGCTTGGAATAACTGTCGCAGAGTTGATGCTAAAAGATCAGGCTGTTAAGGCTGTCACAGGTCTTGACCAATTCCCTGTGATCTTTGATACA